TATTTCTCTTGCTTGTTGATTATTAAAAACATAGCCCGTAATATCATTTTTTATATTATCTATACATTTTTCTATAATATCTTTTTCATAACTTTCTATACTTAAATCATAAGTATCAACATAAGGTTGAACTTCATTATCTTCTATTAATTCACTATATTTAAAACTTTCATTATAAATTCCATTATTTATTACAATGAAATCATTTGTTATTTGTTTTACTTTTCCTTTAATAATTTTAGAAAATCTATTTCCATCTTCATCATACCAAAATATTTTAATTTCAGTTTCTTTCCCAACTTCAAAATTTTCTTTATTCATAATATTTATTCCTCCACTTCATAATTTGAATAACTATTTAAAAAATATTCTAAGAATTTACTATCTTCAGATGCTTCTAAAACTCTTATTATAAAATTTAATTCTTCTAATTCTCCTTCATAGTAATCTCTACTATTAAAAAGAGTTAATCCTTGTTCTTCTAAAATACTTCTTACATTTTCTCTTTTTCTTTTAAAAGCTTTAATTATTTTTTCTAATTTTTCTTTTTCCATAAAGTTCTCCTTTAATCATATTCTATATCTGTCTCAATGTGCAAAATTCTATTGCACAACCATTCTTGTTCAAAACCATTTTTACAATCTTCCATTATCCATAATTCATTATTAATTATATCTTCAATGTCTTCTATATTAAGCGTAGCAGTAGCATTTATATTAAAGTTTACAGTTCTAAGTTCTTTGTTACAATTTATTAACTCAGCTTTTACTTTTAAATTTTCAAATCTTTCTGGTCTACTATCAAAACCTTTTAATTTTATCAAATCTTTTTTATCTTTAAACATATCCGTTTTCCTTTCATATTACTCCTCTTTGTATAGGAAACTAAAATCCAATTCTTTTTTATGTTGTAAGTAATAATCCCCTGCTTTATCTGGACTATTAAATAATAAATATGGATTTGTATTTATTATTTTCCCATTTACATAAATAGCTGCAAGTATCATTATTATATTGTTTACACTTTGAAAATTATTATATTCAACTAGATATACCTTTTGTGGATTTTTATAATCTGTAGGAAGATAATAATATTTACCAATTTCTTTTGGAATTACTAATTGGGTATCTACTTCACACGGTTCTTTTGTTCCTATACTTACTTTCATTTTGTAAGTGTTTTTATTTTCTTTTTTTAATCTTCTGATTTCATCTTCTAATTGTTCTATATGTTTTAAATAAAATTCTTTGTCTGTAATATCTTTATTAACCATTTTCTAATTTCCTTTCTTTTTTTATATTATAATATAAATCTTATCATTTGTCAATACTTTTTAATAAAGTTTTTTTATAATATTCATAATCCCCATCATGTTTGGTAGTAATACAATATGAGCTCAAATGTATTTTATCTGTATTTAAAAACTTTCTCAAGTATTTGACTTTTTTCATAATATTATCTGGGACTGTTTTATATGCTTCTGCAAAATACTTATTACAATCTTTGCCCCTACATTCAACTTTTATTATTTTATTAAACCACACTCTGTTTAGAACATATTCTACAAATTTTAATCCTTGATACATAGCTCTACTCTCTTTCTTTCTTGCACTAGTATCAAAAACTTTAACATTATATCCTAGAGCTAAATCTAATAAAAAATTATAATCTAAATCACTAATTAATTTATCCCATAAATGTCTCTCACATGTGCAACTTTGTATTCTTACAAATTTAACTTGACTAATATTTAAATCTAATCTTTCTAAAAATTCAATTCCATTAGTAAGATTTAAATATATCTTTTCATTATTTGGATAATCTGTATAATATTGACAACCTTTTTTGCTTCCTTCTTCTGAGCCCTTATTATAACAAACAAACATACCCATAATCTTTCTCCTTTCTCTTAACTTAATAATATTATATCACAAATTTAAAATTTTGTCAATACTTTTTATAAAAATCTTTCTATATATTCTCTTTCTTGTGTAAATATTGGTATTTCTTTATCTATAATCCATTTCCCATTTTCTTTTATTACACATATCCCTCTTTTAAATGTAGCAGGAAAATCATTAAAATTAATTTCTTTTTCCTGAAATAACATTTCTTGTATTTGATTACAAGTTTTTCCTTGTAATTGATTGTGTGAAAAATTTGATTGTCCTACTAATTGAATAGCATTTCTAGTAGCATCTTGTTGTCTCCAAATAAAATAATTGCATACTTCTTCTTTGGGTAAATTGAAAGCTCTACTATCAAATAATGCTTTCATAGTTTTTTCTTCCCAAATGGTATCTTCCCCACATAATGCTAACAATAAAAGATTTTTATTAAATTCTAATGTGGCAATACTAGCTGTGACCGATATTATTTTAGATAAATTGTTTTGAAACCAAGCTTGTGTATCTATATTTTCCCAATCTGTAATCAATAAAGATATTTCATCTGACTGAGTATATCCCATTTTGCAGCCATCAACTTCTTTGCATAATTTTAAAGTTGTATCTTGCATTAGCCTCATTAGTTGCTTATCATAAGGTTTTTCAAGTCCTTTTGTAAAAGTATGGAAAGCTTTTCCGTCTATTCTAACTATAACTGGAGTTTTACAAGTTAGATAATTTCTTGTAACAAACTCATATCTTTTCATTCTTTCTCCTAAATTCATTTCTATCTTTCCTTTCTAAATAAACAATTTTTACATAGATAATGAGTACATTCATCTTCATCTACTCTATTATCAAATGACCAATACTTTCCATATTTCTCCAAATCTTCTTTGTTTTTTAATTCACAAGAATAGTAATCAAAACCATCAGCTTCTTCTACACAATCGCCATTGTATTCAACACAATATTCGCATTTTTCTATTCTCTTATCCATTTTCTTTTTCCTTTCTGTTTCTTATATTTACTATTAAATAAATTATGTTTAATATTATATTCTTTATACATAGTAAAGGAAGACTAATAACCCAACTTAATCCTAAAATCAATCCTTCGCATATATCATTTAAAAACATATCAAGTGTAAATCCTTCTAAATCATATTCTTCTATCAATCTAAAATCTGTATATATATTTATTATTGTTGTACAAATACTAGATATTGTAGCAATTATAAAATATTCTTTCATTTCTATTTTTCTCCTTTTATATATTTTCAAATTGAACACTATTAAATTCTATTGTTGGAAACTCTTCAAGAATAATATCAGTTCTCCAACCACCTATATATACGTTCTTTATTGTATAAGTTTCATTTATTTTTAAATATTTTCTTGCTGTTTCTTTATCATAGGTCGTTCCATTTTCTGGAAATGAAAATCTTACTTTTGAGCCTATTTTAGTATTTATATCCATTGTATTATCTTCTGGAAAATCAAGCATTCTCTTCTCCTCCTTTATAGATAGGCAAGTTTGCAATATTTTTTAATTGTCTTTCAGTATAACATCTCATTTTATATTTTCTATTATCTAATTGTTTCTTTCTATCTTTTAAAATTTTATCTGTATCCATACTTTTGCTATTAAATTTTAATTGTAGGGCTATATTATTTAATAAGTTGACAGTATCTTCCGCTGTTCTCCTTTTAAGTCTAACTTCTTTTAACTCTTTCATTAATCTATATGCTGCAACACTATTTAAATTATTAAATTCCAAATAATGTAAAATATCTTGCTGTTTTTTATCTTGTTCGCTAAAATCTTCAGAGTATTTATTTAATATCTTTTTATATTCTCCTTCTATATTCTTTAAATTTGAAACTAGAACTGAGACATCTTCTTCTAAATTCATATTCTCTACTAGTTTACTATCCATCATATAACCTCCTCCATTTTTCAATTTAATGGGGGTATTTTTCGACCCCATTTTGTAATTCCAAAAACTACTTTTACTTTTGTTAAAATTACTTTTATTTTCATTTTATTGTTTTTCTTTATAATTCTGTTCTATCCAATTGTAATAATCTACATTTATCTGGTCATTCTTCTTGATTATCATTTCAATTGTTTCATTGTTCATTTTATTTAAATATTCTTTTTGACAATATTCACATAATATTGTGTCCACAAAACAATAAATTTGTTGTCTGAAACTTAAATTTTTATTATTTTCTTTCCTATATAAAGCTCCATTATAATTACCTTTTATAAATTTATGTTTAAAAATTTTTTTATTATTATCCTTTATCCATATAACAATTGGAAAACATAATATTCTTAAATTAGACAAATAATTTTTAGATTTAATTGATTTGTCAGAAGCTTTTTCAAGCCCAGCTTTGTAAAAAACTTCTTTGATTTCTACATTAAAAACCTCTTTATAGTATGTTTTTATTCTCATTTCTTGAGTAATAAATTTCCTTTTGTCTAAATTATTCTCCATTTCTTCTAATTTATCTTTAATAAATTTCATTTTTCTTTTCTCCTTTCTTATTTTAACACATTTTATCATATTG